AACCATTTGGAGAGGAACGTATGGACAGTAGAAAAGACCAGCGTCATAAGGTGAGGAACCTTTGTAACCAGCGACATAGTACTGCTGGTTGGAGACGTTAGCAGCATAAGGATCGATGTAGACCTTATACTTGCCCTGTAGAACACCAGCGAAGGTGTTACCGGTGTCGTCAACGTTGAGGTTGGCGTTTAGAGCAGGGGTGTAATCGAGTACACCAGCCATGGTTAGAGCAGATGCGACATCAGCGGAACACATGATGAAGTTGCCCTTCCCGCGACGAGTGGTCTGCGCGATAGCGTTTGCATCTCTTTCGATCTGGAAGATAAGTCCTTTGAACTTCTCAACAGACCAGCGACCGTTGGAGTCAACGTCTAGGTCGAATACGCCAGGTGTAGCAACGTTGTTCTGAGCGCCAGGAACGGCAGTCTTGTAAACGGTACGGACAACCTCACGGTTGATCTCAGATAGAATCTCGCTGGATAGGATGTTAGCGAGTTCTGCTTCTGCGTTTAGACCATGAATCGCCTTGAGATCCTGGGCGAGTTCCATGGAGTAATGTGCCTTGAGGGCGCGTGACTTAGCGGTCACGGTAACCTTCTCAATGCTGAATCCCATTTCGTTGAACTCAGTTCCGGTCTCTCCTAGAGCCTCGGAGTCCTGAGTCTTCATGCCCTGACCGACATTGTAACCAAGCTGGTCACCGGGTAGGGGGTTGAGGATTGCGGGGTTGTTGCCCTTCTGAGCAGTGGTGCCTAGACCAACGGTAGCGCCAGCGCCAACCTGACCAGAGTAGTTACCCTGAGTAGCGGTGCCTTGCTTGTTCTGTGCAGAGAAGGCGGTATCGACTTCGTTGTAGAAGGTCTCGTTACCGATCTGTGAGTCATAACGGGAGCGCATCGCGAAGATGAGTCCAGTAGGACCGTTCATTGGTTGAACGCCACAGATGTCATATGCCACTAGGTTGGGCATAGAACGACGGATGAGGCTGATTAGAACGGGGTCAAAACCAGCAACAGACTGATCGCCACTACCAGAGAATCCGGGGTTGCCGGTGGCGTTGGGGTCAGTGTTGATTGTAGGTGTTTCGGAAAGGAATGCACGCTCTTCGGATAGGGCGATTTCCTGGTTCTCTAGGAGTTGTGCGGTTACAGCACGCTTATGGGCGTCTTCAATACCACCTTCGTGGTCTAGAATAGGCGACCACTTCTCCTGGAGATACTGTGAGTCAGCGGAATTGTACATTGTTGTTTAACCTCTTGTTTGGTTTATTGGTTTGATTTAATAATCAATAATTCACTTTTTAGAAACTCTGTCGAGAGTTTGTAGATATACCATCATAGAATCAGATACATGAGCAGATCCTTCTGCTACATTTACCTCTTCAGTGAGGTCTTCGACACTGTTTCTAGTAGAGACAGCGCTAGAACGACCGGAGGGGAAATAAGATTCCTTAAGGTCTTCTAGTTTTTCTCTGTAACTTACTTCACCATCAAACTCAACATTTTCAGCAAGAGCGGCAAGTTTGTCCTTCTGTGTCTCAGCGAGACCTTCGGCAACTTGGGTGAAAATTGATTCACCGACAGCACTTCCTAGGCGTGCATTAAGAGCGACATTACGCTCAATTTGCTCATTGAGTTTATCTTCCATGTCATCAAGTTTCTCAACCATGGACTCAACTACATCATACTTCTCCTCAGGGATAGAGACATAGTGACTATCAAATAGAGACTTCATACCAGAGATGAAACTCTCTGACATTTCAGTTCTGAGTCCATGCTCGACGGCGAGGGCATTTTCTGCCATCCACTCATCGGCGACGTACTCCAAGTAAGCGTCTACACGCTCAGTTAGGGATTCACGGATTAGAGCAAGCTCTTCAGTGAGTTTTCCCTCGTATTGAGTTTGGAGTTCTTCTTTGACGATAGCAACTTTGTTGCGGATCGCTGCTTCAAAGATGGTACGAGCTTTGCTCTGGAACTCTTCAGAGAGTTCTTCACCACTTAGAAGTGCGTTAACGTCTTCTTCAACATCGATCTCGGAGATAAGAATTTCATCTTCCTCGATTACTTCGCCCTCAACCTCTACATCTTCCTTCTTGGTCTTTTTCTGACCAGGAACAACAGAGGATGGGACTGATTCAGCCTTAGAAGCAGCAGAACGACTATCAGTAGTTCCACCAGAATTGCTTCCGGGTACTACTTTAGCGTCTGCCATTTTCTCCATGCCGTCCGCAGAACCTGCTCCCTTATTCACTACATCCTTTACTTGGGATAGTGGGGCAGCAGCGTCCTTGAGTTTAGCAGGACCTTCTGGCTCATTTGTATAGTTCTCGGGCGTAGGACCGCCGAGATCGTTAATTGATTGTCCGGCGACTACGCTGGGTGAAACCTTATCCATAGGTTCAGCAGCCTTAGCACCTTTCGTTACTACGTTTTCCATGTCTTGTAATTAGTTGCTACCGACGAGTGTGATTTTAGTTAAAATCTATATTTATTTATAGATTTTATAGGTTTGAGAGGAAGTTGTTGAAAAGTTCAAGTTTCTTTTCTTCCAACTGCCTGCTTGCTACTAGGTTATTTATAGTAGATACTGTGTCTTTGATTTGCTGCTCCCTTAGGATGCCATCAACCATTACCCACTCTTTTCCTTCCATGATTCCCTGTACAAAAGCATCAGGCGCACTTGGATCTGCCACAATATCGGCAGCAGTTGAGAGCATAAAATCCTCACCAACTAGTTTATAACCTTCACGGGTCTCTTTTAGAGAACCGACACCACGAGAAGAAACACCAAGTTTTACACCTTCACCAAGAAGGTTTTTGGCGATCTTTCCCATTGGGGTTTCTAAGAGTTTTGCTTTACCAATAAAGTTGTTTCCTTCTTGAGTTAGGGAAACAATCTTATGGGATACTCTATCAAGATTTACAGTAGGTCCATCGGGATGACCTAGTTCACCTAGGGCACGACCACTTTCAACATACTGATCATTGTAACGACCAACTTCTCTCGCTAGAGTCTCCGTTCTGTAAACCCGACCGTTACGATTTTTTTGGTTGCCTTGTAGAAAAATACCTTCGATGAACATGGACTTTTTGCCGTCCTGTTCTTCGACGATAAATTCTACCTTGTTAATTTCTTCTGTGATTAGTTTCATTTTAGTAAATGCTTACTCCAGAGATACGAACTTTTTCTGACGCAGTCCAGACCTTTGTTGCTAACGCCTTTTTTAGAATTAAACTTTCTAATGGGACGAGAGTAATCGTCTTATCTACGCCGGTTTCATCCAGTAAATGCAGAATAGCACTACTATTAGATGAAGTATTTACGGCTCTTACACCAGTAGAATGATCCAAATCAATTGCTTCATCTCCAGAGGAGGGACACTCCACTTCGGAATAGACAATCTTAATCATTCTTCTTCACCTTCGTATTCAGATTCCTCTTCATCATCGGATTCTTCCTGACCATCAAAGAGGCGGTCAGCAACAATTTCCCGATAGGTGTCGATTCTTTCGCTTGCTTTACGGTAAAGAACGTCCTTGATATCCTGAGTAATCTCAGAAGGGGCATCTCCAACCGCAATAGCGTCTACTACGTTGTCCATAATAAAAACTATAATATAATTTATTTAGCAAGTTTACAACTGCCCCTCCATTGGTTTAGGTAAACCTGGATTCTTAGGTGCCCCTGCTCCAGCACCAGCGGGAGCATTCATAGCAGCGGCAGCACCAGCAGTATCAGCAACAGCACTACCAGCATCAAGAGTATCTGGATTCACAAACGGATCTTGTTGTAAAGGTTCACCAGTAATCGGATCAATCGTACTTGGATCTGGGATGACCCCATCCTCAATCTCTTTCTTGATCTTATCGTCCTGTTCTTCCATTTCACCATCAGTCTGACGGAGAATCTTAGAACGAATATACTCTTGGGAGTAATACTTGCCGATATAAGGTTCTGCCTGAGCAAGAAGATTGAGACGCTCCTGTAGAAGTTCGGTCTCTTTCAACTCA